GCTTTGTGCTCTCGCGGGTTGTAAACAATGGTCCAAGCCTCGACTTCCTTGGTCTGATCCGATATCCAGCGGGAGATATCGTCCGTCTCCACATCGCCAAAGGCCAAGGTGCCGATGATGGTGTCTATCCGGCCCTCCCTGCCGTACAGGACATCGTTTCCAACATAAGCCAGCGCCTCATCGCCTTTGGCGGCAGAGCCATCATAGAGAGACGTGATCACATAATCCTTTGCATCGGAACCAGTCAGCCTTACAATAGACCCGTTCTCCGTGGAGAAAATCGTCTCCCCAAAGGCCCCAATCATGCCGTTGATCGGCCTCAAATCCAACATTGGAAGGAAGAAAGCCGCATCCACCCCAAGGCTGCTGGATGGTCTATCGGAATTGGAAAGTGTCCCTAGCGTAGTTGAGCTGATCCCGCCCCGCTCGGAGCCTAGGAGGACGTGTCGCGTCTCCGTCCCCCCGGTTTTCACATTGCTAAGCAGAAGCCGCTCATTGTCCACCCTCGCGTAGCGGGCGAAAAGATCGCCGCCAAGATTATGGACGAAATCCTGAAACGTGGTTCCGTCCCATTCCTTCACTACCGACTGACGAGCGAGATCGGTGATGATAACCTTGTCATCCAAGAGCGAGGTGGAAAAGCGGGTTCCTCTCAATTTAGAACCCCCTGCAACCGTCCCCCTGCTGGTGAAGGTCGAAATCCCATCATACTCATAAACCGTCTGGCCTGCCTGTACCAAGACGGTGACAGAATCATCGGAGGATTTTTGAAGCTCGATGAATCCCCCTATCTTTTCAGCGTTGGGGGCTGTCCCCTTGAGATCGAACACCTTTCTGGGTCGGAAGGTGTCATTGTCAATATCAAGATCGAAATTCTTGCCCTTGGAACATTCCCGAAAGTCTATATCGCTGGGGTTCGGGTTCGAGGCAAGCCCACCGCCGAACCTCAAGACCATGAGATATTCCAGCGGATCGTCCAATATCCTGACTAATTGTTCTCTCGGGGGCGGCATCTAAGGCTCCAGGGGATCGGCTGCCGAAAATGTGGGCCGCAATGTTCTCCGGCCATATCTGCGGCGCGGCTTCTTCTGGGTTATGAGGCTGGCAGCCCTCTTGAACCCAGCGTTCGCCGAAATTGGATCACGCTGCTCGCCGTGCATGTCAATCCTGTAAATCTCCGCCACCACCCCCTGTAGCGCCTCCGTGACCGTATCGGAGAACGGCATGGTGTCGGTCGTCGCCGAGAGGTCCAGCCGCTTGTCATAGAGGTAGTTGAAAACGTCTCCATTCTCGTCCGAGGTCGGCCTTTTATCCAAGCGGATCGTGTTGTTGGCCGTGTTGAAGACCCAAAGACTCGCTACGCCCGTGTAATCATCCCTGTTGGGCTGATCCAAGAACATCTGCCTGTAGCCGCCCGGATACTCGAACAACCGCCTCCCGTCCGTTTTCACCAGCGCCCGCGTCAGATAGGTCTCCCCGGCCATCTGCTCGAAGTCCGTCTCAACAGCATATTCATCCGTGTCGGTGACGAGGGTTATCGACCCAGGAGCCACCTCTCCTTGCAAGGAGCCCATGTCGTAAAGCTCACTGATGGCCTCGTTCCAGACCTGGGTTACGATGTCGATTGATCTCTGCCGCTTGGAATCGGTAAAGGTCGTCAGGGCGCTTGCGTCTCCTGCTATTACGCCGACCCGGCGAAGCGTGTCATTAACCGCTACTAGAAACGTCTTCGCCACAAGCTTCCGCCTCTCTCACAGCAGCTTCCAATTCCGGGCGCTTCATGCTGCCCAGTCTAGGAACTTTCAACTCCGCCGCCCTAGCCCTAAGATCGTGCCAGCCAAGCCGCAGACCGGCAGGGTCAACCTTCGGAGCGGTGGTCCTCGGCTTTATCCTGTCCTGCGACTTCAAGACCGCAAGCTCGCGTTGGTTGAGAACCACCCTGGCTTCCAACTTCCTGATCCTGTCTTTCCTAGCTTTGGCCTCTTGGCCCTGTTCCGCGATGGAGCCTGCCCCCGGCTCCAGCTTCTCAGGATACTTAGGGGGCTTGTCGAACTCACCATCCTCCTTGTATCTCTCCAAGATGGCGGAGAGGCACGGGCCGCCTTGGCGATCTATGACGGGAAGATTCTCGTCGATCTTCAAGTCATAAGCCCAAGCAATTCGGAGAAGTTCGATCTTGCGGAAAGCCTCGAAACCCAATGCGGCTTCGGGTAACGTCGATTCAACCCTCCTGCCCCCCGCCACGGAAAAGACCCTTTTCACCAATGGGTCTGCTGCAACGTCGCTCATGATTTCTTACCTTTCTTCGGCTTCGCTTTCGGTTTGGGTTTGGGCGCGGCGAACTCCCGCTTGATTCTCCCCGCCACAAGTTGCCTCACAATGTCGTCACGAGACGCCGAGGCATCCACCTTGATCTTCTCCTTCTTGGCCACCTTGACGACCTCTGGCCGACTCAGAAGAAGAAGTTCACTGGTTTCCTCCATCCTGTCTTTAAGCGGAGACGGGATCGAGGCTAGGATTGCAGTCGCATCGCTCATAAAAACCTCCATGAAAGAAAATGGGGCCGGGTTGCTAGTCCGGCCCCATCCAGTCTAGAGCAGCTTCCTCGCGCCGGTTCTCAGACCACGCGCGAAGGTTGAGTTAAGCATCGTGCCAGCGTGCCAGCCCTTCCAGGAAACAGTGGAAAGCTCATTCAAGGGGTCCATAGCGCCAGCCGAACCGCGCGGCTTTGAGATCATCATGATCGCCGGAATCGGGTCGCCAGCAAGATAGACTTCCTTGGTGTGCTCCACGCCAAGCCCGACCGATCCATGAGCACCCTTACCCAAGATGATAGAGGTGTAGAGATCGGCATTCTGGTTGTTGGTCGAACGTACCGTCTGGCCGGGGACACCTCCCGAGTTGGTGTCGATTGATGACTCTTCGGAAGATACCCACCTGACATCGCCGACCATCCCGAACTCATTGGTGTAAAGCTGGGTTTGGCTGGCGTACTTTTCGACAGGAGTAAATCCGGGAATGTCCCTGATGTCCTCCTTGACGTGGGTATGGCAAATACCCGCAAAGGCCATTCCGATAGGCGAGGTGGCATGTGCTGAATCGCCCATCGTCATCGGACGGTCCTTCAAGGCCGAATTGGTCTCAAGGACGCTTTGCCCTTCCCGGATCAGATTCAAGGTGATCGGGTCAGTAACATCGCCGTCAGCGGAACCACCAGAGGCATAGATAAGCGTTACGCCGTCCTCAAGCACGTTCCGTTGGAGACGATTCACCGACCTCCCGGCGGAGATGCCGAGAACTTCGATCAGCTTCGCGGTCTGGCCGTTATAGTTGGTCAGATCGACCTCTTCGTTGAGGGTGATGACCTGACCGTATTTCAAGACGGTCGCCGTAACGTCAGTCACGCTCGGCGTAGTGCCCTCCCGGAACGGATAGCTTTCCGTGCCGGTCAAGGCAGTCAACGCCGTGGTCGTCGGAGTCAGGTTCTCAATTCTGCGCCACTTGACGGTCAACGTGCCGTCATGCGGCCCCACCGAACCCGACCCTTCCTCGCTCAACAGAAAATGAGCGCAGACCGGCTTCGCGTTCCTCAGCAACACCTGCTGAAAATCGTTATTCACCGGACCCGCGATTTGGGTCGTGGTGGTAATCGTCATAAGGGGTTCCTTCTAGCTGTGCCCCAGCCAGAAGTTTATGCTCGGTCGAGTCCTTTTAGATGAGCGGCGAATTGCGCGTCAGTCATCTTATTAGAATCGACTTTCTCTTCTGGCGGAGACTCGGTTGATACACCCCTAGACGCAGCCTGAGCGGCTTGACGAGACGCCGAAAGCTCCGGGTTTGGAATCTCGGCGACCAAAGCGGAAAACTCTTTCCCAGCCGCCTTTAAAATCCCATTCCAAGCGTTCGGATCGGTTCCACGGTTGTTGAACGCGAGCATGAATCTTGGGTCTTCGGCTTTCTTGTAAAGATAGCCTTCAACCAACAGATCAGAGACATTCTCAAGGGCTTCGTTGGATTCCCGGATCGTCTTCACGGCCTCGGCAACCCCTTTGTCTACCCGCTCCTTGATCCTGTCCTTCTCAAGCGTCTCGATTCTGCGTTCAAGCCCCGTGTCGTCTTTCTTCTCGTCCTCCTTCTCAGGCTCGTCTTCGGGTTTGGATTTTTCCTTGAAAGTCTCTTCGCCTTCCGCGAGAAGCTCATCCAAGGATTTTTCCTGTGCATCCGAGCCTCCGGCCTCCGCCTCTGGAGCAACCTTTGGCTGCCCTTCGGGTTTGGCCTTTTCCTCGGTCACAGCTTGCGTAGCGTCAGTCATTTCTATTCCTCTTTCTGACCTAACAACTCAATTAAATCGATTTGTCCGTCCAGGTAGCCGGACTTGTGCTTCCACCTGTCCTCCTGGTCGGGTTTCCCAGGACGGAAACTAGGCAACGGCTCCAATACGCGGAGGAACTCCGCCAGCACCTTCTGTAGCTCCGGGTTGCCCTTGAGCCGCGTCAGGGCCTCCTGGCAGGGCTTCGATAAGTCGCTCGGCGTCAACAATGTCCAGTTCCTCCGCTACCTGCTGTAGAATCTCCTTCGCCAATTCGCGCGGGACGCCACCCTGGTTTATCAATCCCGTCAAGTTCGTGGTCAATGTGACGAACTGAACGAGGTTGGCCGCCCTTTCCCGCTTGGCGATGAAGCCTCTTGATCCCTCGACTATGAAATCGGACGATGACGGCAGATACTTCCTGTCGATCTCAATATGCCCCTCGACCCCGCGCATGTTCACGAATATCGAGGTATTTTTCAGAATGTCTTTGATGAGTTCGTATTCCATATAGAGCCAAGTCCGAATCGGTGCCTGCTCCATGCGTCCAGCGAATTCTTCCGTTCTCAGCACCCCTCTTGAGGCGGCGATAATGGCCGCGCCTTCCGTAGTGTGGCTTTTCGGCCCGCCGCCCCTGCGGGGGTCTTTGACCCCGATAACATCCTCATACTCACCGAGCATCAACCCCAGAACACCAGAAAGAGCATTGGGGTCGCCGATCTTCTGAGGTCTGACGGAATCCGGTTCGTCGCTTCTCCATTGCTCGCCAGGACCGATCACAGGCCCTCCTATGGATTTCAAATGCCTGTCCGAATCAAGCCATGCGATAGGCGGCTCGGTATTGAGCACCGCAGCGTCTATCATGCGATTGGCCATTTCGGATGCTGCCGCCTGGAGGGGACGACCCTTCATGAGCGGCGAGGAGCCGTAAACGCTGTTCGCCTCATCATCCAAATAAACACCCGTGATGTAAGACCTGAAAGAATGGGTAAGCTCCCGCATCCTGATAACTTCGGGCGGCCCGCCGATCCCCACGGTGATGATCTGGTTGACAAGCTCGATGTCCTCTCCCTTGGTCCTGGAGATGAAAATATCGCCCTCGTATTCCAGAACCTCGACGTGGTTCTTGGTTTTCGAGTCCTTGCTTACCTTGAGTGCCGCCAATTCCTTCCTGCGCCAGCCCGCGCTATCGGGCGCAGCTTTGGCGGCAGCCATAAGATCGGACTTTCGTTGCCACCAGCGGCGGATAAAAGAGGGCTGAATCGCCAGACCTTCATGAAACACATACTGGGGAGAATCATCCAAGAAAAGGTTCTTAATGGAAACCGGGATCAGGACAGGTATCTTCCGGGTTTTCTCCGTCACTCCGGCATATTGGTTGGTGATGATATCCCGTCTGACGACCCCCAACCTTCCAACAAAAGTCCCATATTTCATGGCCTCGATGATGATTTTCATCCAATGGCCACGGAAATCGTACTGATTGTGAAAATGGTTCAAAGTCGAATGAACGATGATGTTAGCGGTGTCCTGGTCGGCGATTCCAACCGGCGGAACATTTTTCCCTGAAATCAACGGGTTCTGCTCGATAAACTCGGCCCACTCATCATCAAGTTCCGCCACGGGCCGAAACCATATCGGCTTGGGCGGGAACAGCAATCTCATGGTGTCGTCGGCAAGAATTTCAAGCGCGTGAGCCTGCAAGGGCAACTCAATTGCGCTCATCCAGTCGAGCCGTCTGTCCTTCTCGTCACGGGAGACCCTGGGAAGCGCCTCCATCTTTACTTGGCGATCAACCTCCTTCCAGTTTTTCTCCCGGTCTCTCCTCGTCTCGCTGTTCTTCCGGTGCTCATATTCCTCGACGATCCACTCCGCGATAGTCTTCAAATCGCGGCGTAGAATCTTCTTAGGCATGACCCATCACTTCCGTCGTGAGCATCAGGGTTCCAAGCGCATCCTCAAGGGCTATCTGCTCGCAAGTCTCAAGGGACGAGCTAGCGGTGAACTCGATAGTCCGGCCCCAATTGCGCGCCGCCCACATGTACGTGATGCGCTCAGACGTGATCTTGCGGGCGAAAAATATCGTGCCGAATTTGGTCTCCGCCGTCGCAATGGGTATGAAACCATGCTTCTTCGCAGCCTCGATCAAGCTGTTCAACACGGTCTCTTTCATTCCACTCGGATGAATCATGTCACTATCGGCCTCGTATATCTCGGCTTGTGCGGACGGATGGGCGCATAGGTCTGGGCTTTCCTGAGTTCCATCATCGCGTAGCGGACAGCCGAGATAATGTCGTCATTGGCTTTCACGACCTTCCCATCCTTGCGGTGATACATGCGTTTCTCATCGAAGAATTGCGTGAGATGCCGGGCCACCCTGAAACGCCCGGTTTTCATTCTCTCGTGAATTTCCCCGTTGATTGGCTCAAGCCCTTGAGGCCCGCCGATCTTGTTATCGTACCGGGCGGAATCCCGCATCATGTTCACGCCATGCTTACGGTAGGTGTCCTTCAAGGGTCTCCCCGTTCCTTTGTCCCTCTCAAGCCCGTCGTGAGGCCACGCCACAGGAATAAAGTCATGGGGATCGCGGGCTTTGAACGCCTCGGCGTGGTAAACCGCAGTCTCTCCTTCCTTCCTGTAGCAATCATAGAGATAGGTGATGTCCTGATCGCGGTCGTGGGCGATCCATACCCCAGCACCAGGATGGTCGATCCCAAAGTCGCAGGCTGCAATGCGTGGGAAATGTCTCGGAAGTCCGCCGGGGAAATCCTGGATGTCAAAAGCGATTTCCTCATCCGGTATGGGCCAAATCAAGCCCTCGCCCATCATTGGGACGCCCATCGCGCGACACTCGCGTTCGTAAGGCATCCAGGCTTGGATTTTCTGCTCTCTCTGCTCGTCGGTGTAATGCTCAGCGTCATAGATCGTCATGACGATCAGCTTCCTGGGAGACGCTCCTTCCGCTGGCTCCCAGAAAAGCCCCGTTACCGCCGTCATGCCCTTGATCGGGGTGTAGGTCATGTAAATTATGCCGCCTTCACCCCCATCGGCGGCCATGATGCGGGCCTGCATCTCAGAGTAGATCGCCTTCGGTGGCTCCTCATCAGTCCATATCCAATCAACCGGCTTGCCGGTCCAGGTAGTGTCCTCCTGTTGATAGGTCTTGAGGGAGCATTGGCTTATCCCGCCAGATTTATGCCGCACGAAAATCTGGTCGGCCACGTTGGGAACACCCGCCTGGCGCTTGGTGATGTCAAGGATGCGTTCCCCAGGAATGGTTCCTGTTCCTGAGTGTTCCTTGGAGGCAAAGTTCGATGGCCCCAAGAGAGCTTCCTGAACCACGTCCCGCGAGGTTTCGTTGGTTGGCGAGCCTGTCCAGCCCACAGTCGGGTGGTCGAACACCCTCCCCTCCCACCAGTCGGGATAGAACCCCGTCAAGTGCATGGCCGCTTCCCTGCTCCCCGGCCATGTCTTGCCATCTTGATTCCCAGCAGACAACATGCGTTCAGGGAATGAACGCCCCGCAGCATGAAACTCTGCCTGCTTGGGATATGGCTTGTAGGAGAACAGCACCCGGCTTTTCAGCCGTCGCGTGATTACGCGGGCTTTTTCGGCTGCGGCCAGGATGCTATCGGATGGCCCATACGTCAACGGTCGCGGTCCCAGCAGTCGCCGAATGTAGGATCAACCCTCTTGTCTCCCAAGGCTGGGTGACACAATGGAGGTCTGTGCCATCACCGCCGCCGGTCAAGGGAAGAGCCGAGCCAGCAAGGACGGTGAAAGCCGTTCCCCCAACGTAATCAATCGTACCATTGATAAAGGCGGCTGACGTAGTGGCAAAGATCGTCATGCCTGTGCCGTCATCCGTGGCTTGGCCAGTGGAGACCCCTATCGTGTGGCCGAAACGGAAATAAGCCACTTCACGCGGGGTAGACCCCGCCTCAAGGCACAACCTCACATAACGGGACTGCATCCCGAAGTCGAAAGTATCAGTGGTCGCTGCGCCGACACCATTCCGACCCGTGAACATCCGAGCCCCAACCACCGTCCGACCGATCATCACCGTGCCGTCGGCGGCGTATTCGGGCGCGTCCATCTGGGCAAAGACTGGCGCGAAGGGCACCATCAATGCCAAGGCAAATAACAAAGTCAGTAATTTTTTCATGCGTCTTTCCTTTCGATCAAGGGCCAACGGCCCACAAAACCGCCTCTCAGCGGAATACTATTACGGCAACATCGCCTCCAACTCATCACTGATCTGTTTGACCGTCTTGCCTTCCTTAGCCGCCATGCGGCGGATCAAGACGTTGATGAGCGGATCGTTCTGCATTCTTGACCTAACCGCTTCTCTCACACGTTCAGCCTTGATGGTATCTTTGTTGGCGACATAATCAACCCAGGCCGCTTCCTCGGCGTCCCGCTGCAATTCCTCGGCTGCGGTCAGCGGGACTCGAACCCCGTCAACGCTTTTCATCCGTTGCGCGGTAGCGGGAAACGCCAAGGCAATAAGGACGAGAGCGACGAGCAATGTTTTCATGGCTTCCTCTCAAGTATGCGAGATGCCGTAGACCGTCATCCGGCCAGTGGCGACGTTGCCAGAGCTAAACTGGAAGAGTACGCGGTCAAGGGTGATGACGGCACGACGGTTGCCGAGAATTATACCTCCTATGGGAACAGTCGTTTGGTTCAGCAGGAAGTGATTGCCTGATATGAGAGGTTGCATCGTGCCGTCGCCAGGCCGGTGCAGGAACAGCACGGCACCGAACCCCTCGCCAGCGGCGCTTCCCACCATGTCGGTGCCCGTTAACTCGATCTCCGAGTCTGCATCGTCCTCGTTATATCCCTCGGCCCCAGACGTAGAGTTCAAACTCATGGACGACCGACCCCAGGCGTAGTCGCTTGCCGCCGAGTCTATTCCTCCGCTATCTCCCAGCCTAAGCCACGCCGCCACGCCATCGGTGGCGGGGACCAAATCGGCCAGAACAATGGCGTAGGTGTCGTAGGTCGAATCGAGGCCGGTCTGCGTGAGGCTGGCATCATTAGCCGCGACCTGTGTGCCGATCATCACCCACCCGGTGGAAATCGTCACCACGCCCGTTCCCGTGACCGTAGCATCGCCGCTGAACGCCGAGGCAGGCGGGAAGTCCTGGATTGTTGTCCCATCGCCGATATGGAGGATGTTCGCGTCCGCCTCCCAGCAGACCTGCCCCTCGGCGGTGCCGCCCGCGCACGCGGTCGCGTGCTGCGGGAGAATAAGACCCTCACTGGTCGTCGAGGCGTCGGAGCTTGACAGGTCCACGA